AGCTTATTGCTCCAATTCCAGAATCAAAACCTACATTAGTTTTTGAACCTTGAAATGCTGGGCTGTCCTGATCTTCTCTCCTTGCCTGTACTAATAATTTAGGTTGTGCTTCTGGTAAATCAATAACAATAGAAGTTTCTCCAGTACTGAAGCGGTTTCCATCATCTTGAGCCTTAAGAATATACTCCCCTTCTAAAAGCGGTACTACTTTTTCTGTTGATGCTCCACTTAATGCAAGAACAAGGTCTGTTGCATCTGAAAAATTACCAGATCCATCTGTCTTAGGGCTGTGACGGACATGAATACGACCTCCAGCACGAACATCTGAATCTGTAACAGCATCCCATCTAAGTCTTATTTCTTTATCAGATATTGGTTCATAAGTTAAATTTGTAATATCAGATGGTGGGGCTGTTTTACCAACAGCAGAGAATGTTAAAGTTGCTGGATTTCGTGATGGTTCTCCTAAACCATTAAAACTAAATAATCTAAATTCATAACTTCCAGCTTCATTATTTACTATTTCTGCATAACTTGAAACTGTCTCTATCTTTGTAAAACTTCCATTATTTACTCTGTAATGAAGTTCATATCTTGCTGCCCCTGACTGTGTTTGCCAATCAAGTAATATTTTTGATACAGCTTTATTATTAATTAAAACAATCTGTTCTGTTGCCTGTAATCCCTCTGGTGGGTTTAAAACTTGAGTTAAACTACTGATATTTCTTGTCGGCAAAGCTGTGCCATCTTCAACAAAAGCATATTTACCCTCATTATGTTCTAAAGCTGTGATTGAAAAAGTTAAATCTTCATTTTCACTTACAGAAACTACTTTCCAAGTGGTTGTTTCTAATGTTGAATTTTCTAAGACATAAGGTGCATTTACATTTGGTGCTGTTGAAAAGGCAGATGATACAGTAATTGTTTTGCCACTTATACCGCTTATAGTTTTTGTCTCAAGTGACCCATCTGGTAAAACTACAGATAATGTAGGACTTAAAGTAAGACTTGGAATATCTGTTGAATCTTCATCATCTAGTACAACAACAGTAGTGCTTGTGACAGATGATAATAAACCACCTCTCCTTACCCCTGATTTTAAACTGTCTGAAATTTCAATAATATCTCCACATCTAACCAAAACACCAGCAGCCGAAGTTGTGGCAAAAGAACAAGTTTCTCCTGAATTTTGCTCATTAAATAAAAACCATCGCCCTAATCTTGCTGCTTGCCCCCTTGATGTACAGGCAAATGCTTTAATGTTTTTTGTTCGTACCCCATACTTGGTTTGTGTTGCAGAATCAGCTTCGACTGTTTCAATATCAAGTTCTTGTGTTGTCATGTCAAAATATTGAACATGAATAACTGTATGTCTTGCTTTTAAACTTGAACCGTTATAAACAAAACCATCTTCTGTAATGTTTGAATTATTAAAAATATATTTTGTTGCCTGACCTTCGGCATCTTGCTTAATAGCTACAGTTCCATCTGCATAAAAAGCAATGGCTCTCATGGCACTACATAAAGCGTTGATGACGTTGAAAGCCTCGTCTTGCTGAGTAATTGAAATATTTACAGAAAAACGTGGCTCTGTTGATCCTGTACCAGAGCCATCATCAACTAAACCTCCACAATATTCACTTACTGTTTTAAAAGTAAATTTATCAAGAGAACTTTCTTCAATATCGCACCCATAACGATCATTTATAAGCAAATCATATAAAATCCATGCTGGATCAGAACACCATTCTTTACTTGCCTTAAATGTTCCATCCCAAGTTCCAGAATAAGTTAAATTTCCAAATGTACTGTTGACTGTTGAATTACTTGGAATTTTTACTTTTATTCCTCTTATGCGGAAGCGTCTATTTGGAATTCTTGGAAATTTCTCTGCACTAAAACGCAAACCGACATGAGCCGTATTTGGATAAGCATTTTGAGTCATAATTATATTTGTTGCACTTGAAAACCTAAAAGCATTGACAGTCTTTGAATCTGTGCTGTCTGCTGTCACTCTTTCAACTCTTATCTGAACAGGAAAGCTTGTACTAGACTTTAAATTTATTAAATAATCTCTGTTGTAGGCATTTGTTGATCTGCCTTTTACTGTGTCATCAACTGCTGTTGTAGTTGTGCCATCATTCTCAATAATTTTTATTAATAAATTTACCTCTGTTCCGTCAATACCACCCTCATTGTTAAAAACTTGCATTGATGGAAATTGAATCGTTACTCTCACCGCATTTATTGTTGACTGACTAACTGTATGTGTTACTGGATTTGTTGTTGTAACAACTGTTCCAATGCCTACTTCAGTTTCAATATTTTTAATGCCAGAAATAAAAGTTTGATTTGCTGTGCCTTCTCTAAATTCAAAACCAACATCTTGAAAATTAAAATCACTATCATTCGGTGCTGTGACACTAGCAGCCGATTGTAATATTGGAGTTTGATTTAAGAAAATATCTTTTTTAAAACTATTTATATATGCTGTTGAAGTTTTATCTGTAATACCATTTTTTGATGCTGTTGCACTTCCTTCTATTTCCCCCTCAGAAAGTAGCTCTACTATTGTATTGAATTGTTTTGAAGATAATGCTCCACTTGGTAAGTCAGGATTAGAAAAAGTTGTACTTTGGTTAAATTCTTTAATAGACATTAGTTTGTACCCTCCACTTGAACGGTATCAATACCATTTGATACCACGATAGAACCAACCAAGATTTCACCATACGCAATATTAACTGGAATACCCGCTTGGCTAATATTAGTAAGCCCTGTAAATGAATAATTTGAAGCCAAAGCAGCAGGGTCAAGTGGATCTTGTCTTGATTGTTGATTTTGGTTCTCTTGATTATTTGAAAGTAAATTATTTACACCCCTCATTATTAAATCAGTTGCGACATAAGTTATTACATACTGAATAATTTTTTTCTTTACATATTTTGCAACAACATATTTTACGCCTGCAAATATCAATCCAAATATGTTTCCATGAACTATTGGAATAATTTTTATATCTTGTTCTGTTTGCATATTCATCGAATCCTGTGTTATTTTTTTGTCCCCAACTTGAACACAATAAATCTGATTTGCCATTTTCTCCTCAAGACCCTTGAAATTACAAAACAAAAAACTAAAAGCCTGATGAGGTGAATTTACATCAGCCATAAATTCAGATTGACCTGTATATTTTCTTAAAACACCATAAACTTTTATTTTTTTAAGCATTATCTTTAGGTGTAATTACAATCATTTTATCTAAGTCTGGGCAAACTAAATAAAAAGGTACTTGAATCGCATCACAACTAGAAATATCTGGATCTGAAAATTGCAAAATGTTATTTGGATGACTATGCACTATCCCAACAACTTCTCCCTTATCTTCTCCATCGGCATAATCAAAAGGATTTATAACAAAAGTATTTGTTTCAAATTCATGGGCAACATTTTCACACTTAAAATATTCAAACCCTTTTTCTGTTTTTAAAAATAAGCCACAAGATTCATTCGGTTGCTCTTCTTTTGCATGAGCAATAGCTTGTTTTTTACAGTATTCATTCATTAATTTACAAAAGTTCCTACACCTTCAAAATCTTTTCTTGTAACTTGTCTTGCTGGTATCCTTTTATTTTGCATATCGAGCCTATTAACTAACTCAAACTGTACAGCATCCCTTGATTCTTGTATTTTTCTATCTATAAAATGAATCTCTTTTGGAAATTCATTTGAACTTGGTGTGCCAAATGGGTTAGTGCCACCGCTAAAATTAGAAGCATCTAAGGCATCAGCAGTTAAAGTTCTTCTTGTAAGTTTGGCATCTAACAAATCATTATGAGGGGTTACTAAATTAACTGAAACAAGCAAGTCTGTTACTCTTATAACTGACCCTAATCTTGTAATACCGCCTAAATTGCTCATTATTATTTGTGGTCGAGGAATTTGTCCTTTGCCAGCATATTCATAACCAGAGGCAACAACTGGGAATCTTTCATAAGTATTTGATTGCCAAACGATATTTGCATAACTATCAATATTTGTTCCAGCATGAAATCTGTAAATGGTCGGAACATTAGATGGATTTCCTGTTGCATAATGCAAACCCTCAACAAGTTCTAGTTCAAAAAGTTCAATAATTGAATTTGGATTAATTTTTTGTAATTCAGAATGTGGTATAGCCATCAGGGTTCAAATACTTCTTTAAAAGTTAAATTCATAGTCACTCTTGCATTTACAGGAATTGAACTATTTCTTCTAATACAAATAAAATTTCTTGCAGAACTTTCTCCTCCTATTGTGTACTGAAAAGCATCCTGATCATCAAAACGTGCATTGAGAAAAGTATTTATCGTATCTGCATCTGACTGTGAAATATTAAAAACTAAAGTTACTTGATGGTATCTTTTGTTTGCTGCAAGTCCTCTTACTAATCTTTGTTCATAACCATCACCAAGTTTTACGACAATATTATCTTGTTCTATAGTCTGAGTTTCACCGTAAGCTGGTTTTATTGATGGAAAAGTTGCCATTATGCTAATAAACCTCCATTACGTTTCTCTTTAACAAGTGTTTCTTGAACAACTAAAGCTATTGTTTGACCAAGCTCCTGTGACATTGCATTGTCTCCCTCAACTGAGCTTCCAGAAGCATCTACTGACACATTAACAATATTAGTAATACTGTCTCCTCCTCCTAATTTATTATTTGGAATTATTGTACCAGCAGAATTTGGCACAAAGAGTTCTGGGCCACGTTCACCAACCAATGAAGCTTTATTAACAGGTGGCCTTCCACCATTTGCAAAACCTTGTGAAGATTGCAAGAAATCTGATGCAGTATTTATTCCAAGATCAAATCCAAAACTTGATCCGCCACTACTGCCTTTAGAAAAAATATCATTTAAAAAATTACCACTATTTTTATTTTTATCACCACCGAAAATATTACCTAAAAATCCACCTATTTTATTTCCTAAACCAGCCGTTGCTTGTTGTAAAGCTACTTCAATAAGTTTTTGTTTTAGTTGATTTAAAACACCAATAGCAGCTTCACCTAAAGTCTTTGTACCATTCACCGCATCAGTCAGATTAGATACAATGCTTTGTTCTATTCCTTGACCAATCTCCATAAATTTTTCTTTTAGTTGATCCGCTTCGCTTTTTACATTTTCTAAATTTTCTGAAAACTTTGTTGTACCTATAAATAAATTGTCAATTGCTGGTTTAGTGTCTGTAATAATGTTTTTCGTTTCTTGTATTATTTGTTTATTATCTCTATTTAGTTTTACTATTTTATTTGTTGCCTCTCCTGTGATTTCAACATTTTTTTGCAGTTGTTTAATATCTTTTTGATCTATTTTAAATTTAAATTTTGAAATAGGTGATAATCCAAAGATAAATTTAAGCACTGGATTTTTATCAACAAAATCAGTTATTTGCTTAAAAACACTTATAACTGCTTTGATTATTCTTCCAACAACTTCGCCAACAGTTTTACCAACATTAATTACAGCATTAGAAAACTGAGTAACACCTTCTTTAACTGCAATCCAACTTTGCTCTAAATCAAAAACTATATCTGTTGCATCAACTCCAATACCCTCTGCAATAGCTTTTGCAACTTCATTAACAGCAGCAAAAATAGCTCTTACTGGTGCAAGAACAATTTTAAAAGCAGCACCTAAAGCCTCGACTGTAACAGCAGCAACTTTTAAGGATTCTCTGATTATTATTCCAAGCTCCGAACCTTCACCAGCCAAATTTGTGAAGGCTGTTCCCAATCTTGTAAGTTGCCCTTGTATTGTATTTGATGCTGTAAATGCTGCTTTTGCAGCAACATCTTGTGCATTTGCCTGATTTTCTAAATTTTTATTAAACGAAACTAATTGATCGTTAAGTAAAGGTAATACTGCTGTCCTTGCTTCAACAGATCCAAATAATAATGCAAGCGTTTCTTCACTAGCTCCACCTTTATCAACTATTTCCTGTAATACACCTCCTAGACCTTTTGATTTAAGTGCAGCCGCACTGAAGTCAATTCCAAGTTTTTCTGCTGCTTTAGCTGCCTCTCCTGTTGGTTTTTGTATTGATGCTATTACTTGCCTCAAGCCAGCAAAGGTAGATTCAACAGGAACACCAGTTGCAGTTACAGAGGATATTGCCGCATTTAGTTCATCTATTCCAACACCAGCACCAGCCGCTATAGGTGCAAGACGACCAATCTGCTGTGCATATTGTTCAACAATAATTTTTCCATCATTTTGTGTTTGAACAAATCCATCAACTATTTTTGCGGCCTTATCTGATTCCAAACCATAAGCATTTAAAACAGAGGTTGTTGCATCAGCCACAGTTTGTAAATCAGAGAAACCACCAGTTGCACCTAATTGAGAAGCTTTTAAAACATCTGTTAATTCTGATACTTCACCAAAACCAGCAGAGGCTACATCATAAGAGGCTGATAATAAATCTAATTGAGATACTTGACCACTAAGCTGATTTGTCAAACTTGCCAGTTTTGGATTTAGTGTATCAACATCAACTCCAAGAGTTTTTACTTTTGCAGAGGCAAAATCCTGTTCAGCTAGTGTACTAAATACTTTTCCAAAAGCTGCAACTAAAGTTATACCAGCAGTTATTGGCCCTAATAAAGTTGCAAGACTAGCAGCCGCCCCTTTAAAAGCTAATGAAGCTCCATTGGCAGCTTTACCAGCACTAAAAAATCCTTTTGGTAATATTCTTAGACCATGATTCGCATCTTTTAATTTACTACTTGTACCTCCAACAGTCTGATTAAACTTTTTAGCCTGTACATCAACATTTTTTAAAGCTGTAATAGCTTGTGTGGCATTTACTCTTAGTTCTACATTGGAAACTGCCACGACTAAACAATAACTCCTTTAACTATACTTTGATTTTCTCTTAATAGCATCTGCCTGTTTCTTTTCTCTATCATACTTTAATTCATAGTACCCAGCAAAAAATATCAACTCTTCATCTGTAAGCTGTGTTCTTAATTCGCTTACTGTTTTACCTAATTCTGTTGCAAGGAAAAACTCAAAGTTTAGCCAGTTATCCCCCCTTAAGATTCCTTTGTGTTTTCAACAGTTGCGTTTTGATTTACACCAAATAAAAATAATTCTATTTCATTCAATACATTTTCTGGTAATTCATTTTGTAGATTAGCAAAATCTGCTGGGTGGAAAGCTTTTGTACCATCTTCATTTTCTGCTAATTGACAAAGCATATGAGTGGAAACAATTAAGGGGTCATCACTGCCAGCCCTTTGCGTTGCCCTTGCCCTGTCTGCCCTCGTAATAGCTTTGAAATACAAACTGACTACAACATTACCCTCATCATCTTTAACATCAAATCTGCGTCTTTTGCTAAGGTCAAAAGCGTTCTTTAAAATGTCTAGGGTTTTCTTTTCTGCCATAATTTTGGGGTTGGTAAATTAATTAATTAGATAGCTGAAGTAATTGCACCAGTTGTAATAAATGAGATATTTATTAACTGTGTTTCTCCAAGTGTTGCTCCATATTCAGCACCAGTAATTATTCCAGAAAAA